TTTGCGATTCTGGTCGAATTGCGAATAGACGCCGTCCAGCGTGATCTGCGTTTTCTCGGACGGTTTGTATTGCAGCGCGACCGTGATGCCGAGCCGCTTCTGGTCGAGCGTGAACCGCCCCAGACCTGGATTTCTCGGCAGGAAAACGTTCGGTTGGTTGACCTTGGAGTAGGCCTCGTCGTTCGACGGCAGGCCGGAAAAGCACTGGTTGGCCGGTCGATTGCCCGTGCCGGAAAGCGGGTTCACGTACGGGATCGGCGTATTCACGACCTGGCTGCCGGGCTGGTTGGGATCGTCGGTCGCACGCCCGCAAAAGCCGTTGAGCGCATCCGAATAGTCCGATTGCGACGTATCGCTATAGCCGTCTTCCTGCGCCTTGCGCGTGCTGTAGGCGACCGAAACGAGCGCGCCGAAATCGCCGAACGTGTCGCTGATCAGACCGGCGACGCGCGGAGCGAAGGTCTTGTTATTGTCGTAATAGGCGCCCTGCCCCGAAACCGCGAACCGAAAGCCCTTCTTGTCGAATGGGTGCGCGGTCTGGAGATCGATTGTCGCCGCCAGCGATCCTTCGTCCATGTCCGCCGATTGCGACTTGCTCACGGTGACGCCGCTGAACAATTCGGACGCGAAGGTAGAGAAGTCGAAGCCGCGCGTGCGGTTGATCCCGGCGACCTGACCCAAGGTCGATCCGGTGGTCGCCGAATAGGCCTCGATCCCGTTGAGCAGGGTTCGGACGAAATCGCCACCGAGCCCGCGAACGGTCACGTTCCGTCCTTCCCCGCCGTCGCGGGTGATCGAAACGCCGGGAATGCGCTGGATCGATTCCGCCAGATTAGCGTCGGGAAAGCTGGCCATGTCGTCGGCCTTGATCACGTCGACGATGTTGACCGAGCTGCGCTTGCTGTCGATCGCGCTTTCGAGCGAGGCACGGTAGCTGGTTACGACGATATCGTTGGGGATGCTTGCGTCCTGGTCATTGGGCGCGGCCTTTTCAGGTTCGGCGGCGGCGGAACCGGCCGGCGGCGTGGCTTGCGCATAAGCGGAACCGGAAAAGCCCATCGACACCGACGCCGTTGCCAGCGCCAGAAGCGACGGCCGCAGAATCCGCGCACGGCTCCGGCCAATGCTCTTCAAAGTCATCCCCATATCCCTCTCCCGACGAGGGCAGCTTCGGTGAGCCGCCTCTCTTTTCGTTTCGGATGCGCCTTCGACGCCGAGCCGCCCCCTCCAGAGCGGAACACCGCGAGGTTCGCATCACCTCCCGCGCGCCATCACGCGCAGATTTATTGTCAGACAGATTGGCCCGGACTGTAAAGACCAAATATTGCTCATGTTTCCCATACTGTGGGATTCTACAAACTTTTTCCTCTCTGAAGCCATTCAAGCGCGAATAATCACCTCGGACATCTCTGACGGAGCGGCGACGGGACGGCACCGAGTCTCGCGATCAATCGAGCGCGCTCAGCGGTGCGACCCTTTCCGGCAGGCTCACCCAACGAAGACATGGCGTCCGCCGGCGCCAGCCAGATTGTCCGAATCCGCGAAGCGCATCCCGCCAATGGCAGTCGCACAGTCCCGATGGGGTAGAAATGTGAGCGTATCGATGAGGGCGGTGCCACCGCCAGTCATCCGCCGGACGTCCAACCGGACCGTCCAAATGGTAGCGGAGGAAGGAATCGACCTGCATCACTCGCTCAAGCGGTTTCGCGCGTAGGGCTTGCGGTGTTGGAAATCCGGCGCTGTGTTCGCCGGCGATGGACGATCCGCACCGCCTTCGCCTGACCAGGCTCGCCGCCGATCGCGGCGCGTCGCTGGCGGCGCTGTCGCGGATGATCGGGCGCAATGCCGCCTATCTGCAGCAATATGTCGAGCGGGGGACGCCGCGTCGGCTGGCCGAGGATGACCGGCTCGCGCTGGCGAAGCATTTTCGGGTCGACGAGCGCGAACTGGGCGCGCGCGAGCCGTGGACGCCGCAATGACGCCGCGGCGTCATCCCCACTGATTGTCGTACAGCCAGCGCTCGGCTTGTTCGTCCATCGCCACGTCTTCCTGCATCGCACGCGCCCGCGCGACCATCGCGCGGTAGATGGTGTCGACGCCCTTCGCCTGTTTGGGCGGCGTCGTGGCGCGCTTGAGAAGATGATAGAGGTCGCCCGCTTTCAGGTCTGACATGGCGTCAGGATGCCGGCGATTCTCCAACACCGCGAGGGCTATTGCTTGTCAGCCTTCGCCTTCGCCTCGGCCAGCTTTTGCCGGGCGATGCGATAGGCCGCCACCGCCGCCGCCTGGCGCGCCGAGCATGACGCATAAGCGAGCGCGAGCGCGGTGTCCTTGGTGACCAGGTCGGCATAGCTGCCGGTCACGCCGTCGACCTCGGGGCACGGCGCCGCGACATTCGCGGGCAGGTCGTCGAGCGTCGGGAAACCGACCGCCGGCCGGTCGTCGCCCGACCCGCAACGGAACGCCATCAGCGGCAAAGCGAGGATCGCGAGCGTCAGGCGCTTCATGGCGTTGCTCCCGTCTGCGGCTGGGCGGACAAGCGCCGCGCCGCGTTGATCTGCGCCATCACCTCGGGCGTCAGCGCGCAATTGGGGTCGGCGTAGCGCGGCGAGGCGGCGATCGCCTTGGGCAGCTCGACCGAGATCCGCGAGCCCGTCCCCTCGATCGTCGCGAGGCGCCCGTCGAACTTGTCGAACTCGGTGCGCAACGCGCCGCCGAGCGCAGCCTGGAAATCGGCCAGCGCGGCCGAGCGCGCCGCCTTTTCCGCGTTCCACTTGGCCTGCACCTCGTCGCGCCCGGCCTGCCGCTGCCCTGCGTCGTGCGCGTTGACCGCGAGCACCAGCCCGGCGACCGCGCCGATCAGCAGCACCAGCGCGCCCAGCCCGACGGCGATCTTGCGCCCGGTCGACAGCGCGAGGAACCAGCCGATCACGACCCCAACCCCTTGAGGCAGATCGCCCGCTCGGCCTGCCGCCGCGTGGTCAGGCCCTTGACCGGCCGCACCACGCCGCCGACCCGCGCCTTATCCCACGCCAGCATCGCGTCGCATCCGCCGCGCAGGTCGCCGGCGTTGAACCGCCGCGCCACGGTCGACCGGCAATAGGCCGCGCCGCCGATATTGTAGGCGAGCGATCCCGCCGCGACGAGCTGGTTGCCGGCGATTCGCGGGGTGCAGCGCAGCACCTCGCCGACATGCGCCGCCGCCTGACGTTCGAGCCGCGCCTGGCACTCGGCATCGCTGTAGAACTTGCCGACCACGACGTCGCGCGTGTCGCCCATGCATGCGGTCGGGATACCGGCGATATCGCGATAGCCGACGTTCTTCTTGCCCTCGAACGTGGTCAGCGTGCCGAGCAGCAACGCCGCGCCGGTGCCGCCGATCAGCGCCGCTAGCGTGCCCTTGCGCGCGCCGTCGAGCGGGGGCGCCTTTGGTGTGGGGGCCTTAGCCATCCCCGTTCTCCTTCTTGCGGAACGTCAGCACCCGCGCGAGCGTGGGCACCACGAACATCGCGATCGGCAGCCAGGCGGGCAGCGAATTGCGCAGCTCGGCCGGCATCGCGGCGAGCGCGGCCTGCGCCGCGCCGGACACGTTGAGCAGCAGCGCCGCCCCGCCGGCCGCCACCGCGGCGATCTGCACGCTCCCCCAGCGCCAGAAGCGGCGCCAGTCGTCGATCAGGCGAAGTTTCAGCTTCATCGTCAGTCTCCTTTGGTCGGTTCGTGCGGCGCCGCGTCGAGCGCGCCGAGCGCGTTGGTCATGTCGAGCGGCAGGTTGGGATCGAGCGGGAAGGCCGTGGCGAGGATCTGCTCGGCCTGGCGCAGCGCGATATTGTCGGGGTCGAGCACGCGCAGCCCGGCCGCGACCAGCTCGAACGCGACGCGCAGCGCGGCGTTTTCCTTGGCGCGCATCAGGTCGCGATGCTCGAGCGAGGCGACCCGCCGGGCCAGGTCGTCGCGTTCGCCCGTCACCCGCTTGCGGAACGCGGACCAGCTTTCGGCGAGCTCGCCTTCCTCGCGCTCGAGCCGGTCGAGCCGCGCGCGCTGCCGCCGGTCGCTCCACCCGAGCAGCCACGCGGCGCCCTTGCCGATCACCCCCAGCACAGTGATGATCCCCCCGGCGATCGCGGCGATGTCCAGCCCGCTCGGTGCCCCCGGCTCGCTCATCGCGTCTCGTGTCCCATGTTCGGTGTCTCCATTTCGGATCGTTCCGCGATGATCGCGGCGCGATTATCGGTTGCGTGACCGCCATGGCGGGCGCAGTTTCCCGCCCCGGGAGGGTGGGACATTGAACGGATCGTCGATCGCGACGCGGTTGCGTCAGGGCATCCCAAAGGAGGAGATGGGCCCGTTCGTTTCGCGTGAGGCAGTGCCGGCCTATTTCATCGCCGCCGCCACCTCGCTCGCAATCGTCCTAACCTTCGCCTTCACCAGCTTTTCGCTGGCAACACCCATCCCCGCGCAGCTCGGCCTGCTCGCCGTGTTGCTCATCGCCTGCGGCATGCTGGCGCGGCGCTATCGCCTGGGCCGGGTAGGCCTGTTGCTCGAGGGGATCGGGCTGATCGGCCTGATGTCCCTAGTCTGCCAATTGGGATCGATCCTGCTATGCGCTTCACCCATGCCGCTCGCCGACCGATGGCTGGCGTCAGCAGACGCCGCGATCGGCTTCGACTGGTTCGGCATGATCCGTTTCCTGCAACGGCACGATGACGTGCTGGCCGCTGCCGAATACCTCTATCACGCCCTGACGTGGCAGCCTGGACTCGTCGTCCTGCTGCTTTTCCTCACGCGCCAGGATGCCCGTTGCTGGGCGTTCCTGACTGCCTGGGGCATCACGCTTACGATCACCCTGGCGATATGGCCTTTCGTGCCGGCGATCAGCGCCTTCCCCTATTACGGCGTTCCGCACTCGGCACTCCCGCACATGGTCGGGCGATTGCCCTGGGCTGTGCCGGGCGTGATCGAGCCGATCCGATCGGGCAGCTTGCGCTCGATCGACCTCGACACCTTCATCGGCCTGGTCTCATTCCCCAGCTTTCATGCTGGCGGAGCGACGCTGCTCGCATGGGCGATGCTGCGCACCCGATGGCTTTGGCCGGCCTTCGTCCTGCTCAATATCGGCGTGACCGGTTCGGCGCTGGTCGACGGCAGTCACTATCTTGTCGACCTTATCGCCGGCGTCACGCTTGCCTCGGCTTCGATCGCCGCCGCCAAGGTGATCCTACGGGGCAAAAGCGACGATCACCTGATAGTCGCCGGCCGGTGATCCGCCATACCCGACCGTACCGGATTGAGCGCCCGATGATCCCGCAACGCCATAGCGGCAAATGCCCGAGGCGTTAGCGTTCGATGAACTTTGTAACGTAGATGTCAGCGATGACGACGATGCGGACGTGGCGAGATAAGCACTCCCGAATAGCAAGAGGAAGTCGCCGGCCGCTACAGTCGCCCCGGAAGTCACTGTCCGGCTCGCCGCGCCGCTGCCGTTTCGCGTGGCACCAATGTCCCGCAAGCCACTGGTTGCCCCGATGAACGCCACCAGTTCGATGATACCGGCACCGGCACCGAAGAAAGTCACGGTGAACTGACCAGCGGCCACGTCGCCGGAAGTCGCTGTCCTGTAGAGGAGCGTCCCGTTATAGTTGCTCCCCGTCAGATACCCCCCGCTAGGCCGGATCCAGTTGACGACCGGCGAAACGCCGTCGATCGCATACACGTCCCAGGAATGGCCAAGATACATCACCAGGCGGTCGCCGACGGCACATCCAGCCGGCAAGGCAATTACGGCGGTATTGCTCGACGCTATATAGGTGATGGAGCTCGATCGGACTCCGGACGCAACCGCGCCGGATGGCCTCCGCATGCGCAATGCCTGAAACGGACGCACCGGTCAGGCTTCCTGCGCCACGGCAACGACGTCCCATTTGGTGTCGGCTGCGTTGTAGATCATCCCGAGGTACAGCGTCTTGCTGATCACCGTCGTGGTCGGCAGCGTCACGCCGATCGCGCGATATTGCGACCCGAACGTGATCGATCGCGCGGTGCCATTGTCCTTTATCCGGATCGACAAGCCCCATCCGTCGACCGCCGTACCCGTCGGATTGGCCAGCGTCAGCCCGGCCGCCTGCGCGGTGATATTGACCTGATCGTTCGAGAAGGTCGGCGTCACCGTCGCCGATGACGTGACCGACTGAATGTTCGGCGTTGCAGCCGCCGACGCCAGTGGCTGGCCGTTTGCCCGCTGATAGGCGATGCAAACCCAGTTGCCCGACCCAAGCGACCGGAACCGGGCAACGTCGCCAGCCGCCGTCGTGATGTTCGCTGCCGTCGGCAGGATCAGCGACGTCGCGTTATAGGTCAGCGTGAGCGCGCCGGTGAAGCGCAGCGTGCGTTCGACGCCCGCCGCCAACGTGCCGAGCGCGGTGATCGTCGTTGTCCCCGTCACGTCGACGAAATTGCCGGTCGCGGTCGCAAGATCGGTCGTGCTGGCCGATGCGATATCCGTGCCCTTGGTGAACAGATGATCGGCCGCGGCGATGATGCTCGCCACGTCCGACAGATTGTTTGAGGCCAGCATGTCGCCGGCGCCGGTATTCAGCTTCACGAACGTCAGGCTGGTCGACCCGACCGTGATCGGCGCGTTCGTGCTGCACGTCCATTGCGTGTCGGCGTTGGCCGTGCCCTCGCTCACATAGACGCTGGCGTTGACCAGCTCGGCGCCGCTGTCGGCGTCGGTCGCGCGGGTCGGGGCACCGCTGGCGTTGACGATAAAGATGCCGTTTTCGCTGCCCGTAGTCTGGTTCTTGATCAGGATGCGGTCGCCGGTCGCCAGCGTGACCCCGTCGACCGTGTCGCCATTCTCATAGGCGCTCGACAGCGTGCCGTTGGCGGTCGTCGCGACGCGCACCGCCTGTTTCCACGACAGGCCGGCGATCTTGCCGTCGACATAGGTTTTCGTCGCCTTTTGCGTCGCGATCTTGCTGTCGCTGTTCGCCGCCAGCGTGCCGTCGGTATCATAGTCCAGGCTCGCCGCGGTGCCGCCGCCGGCGACCGATGCCCAGGCGCTGCCCGAATAGCGATAGTTGACCGCCTCGTCCTGCACGAAGAACGTCAGCCCGGCGAACGGCGCGAGGAACCACCATGCGGTCGATATCTTGACCGCGATGTAATCGGCCTTGCCCGCCCAGGCACCGGTCGGCGAGGCGGGCACGATGAAGACGTCGCCGTCGTTCTCGGTCCCGGCCGGCGCGGTGCGGTCCTTGTCGACCACCACCCGCGCCGCCACCGCCTCGAGCACGCGCAGCGCCTCGTTGCCGGTCGTCTCGGGCATGGCCTGCCCGTCCTCCCACTGGGTGATCCCCAGCCGTGGCGTCGTCGTCATCCGTGTTTCCTCTAGAAAGTGCCGGTTGCCGCGAAGCCGCGCCCGACCGTGTCGCTGATCTGATAGACGGCGAGGTTGAGGTCGCCCTCGGCGACGTCGCCGCCGTCGCTCGCCTGGTCCGCTGCGTCATAGGTCGCGGCCGGGCTCGACAGCCCCGAATAGGTCCGCACCACCGCGCCCGCGCCGTCGAGCACGACCAGCGCATATTCCTCGCTCGCCTCGCCCAGCGGGATCGTCGTGCCGCCGGTCCAGGCGCCGCCGATCCGCGTCCGCCGCACCCAGTCGATCGCCCAATCGCCCGTCGCCGGATCCTTGACCGCGCGCAACGCCGCCGGCGCATAGGGTTTGAGCGTCGCGCCGGTGAAGGTCAGCGGGATGACGAACGCGCTCGCCGCGTCGCGGCCCACGGTCACCGCCTTGAACACGTCGCTGTCGCCGACGTCGCTCGCGCCCATCGCCACCCGGCCGGTCGCGGTCAGCAGCACGAACGCATCGCCCTGCGCGTGCAAACCGCACGCCCATTCGGTGCCGCGCCGCCCGCGCTTCAGCCCCGACAGCGTCCAGCTGCCGTCGCCGTTGAGCGTCGGCGTGGTGAACTGGATCAGCTCGCCGCCGAGCAGCGCCAGGTTGAGCTGCGGATTGCGGTTGCACTCGGCCTCGGTCGCGCCGGTCAGCGTGCCATATTGCAAGTCGATCGTGACGCTGTTGCCGCGGTCCCACAGCCAGGGATCGGCATCGCCCAGCGCCTCGGCCGCATAGCCCCAGGTCGACGGCGCCGCGCTCGGCACGCTCGCCCACGATTCCTCGAACGTCGCCCCGCCGTCCAGGCTGCGCAGGATGGTGGCACCGGGCCAGGTGCCGATCACATAGGGCGAGGCAGCATAATAGAGCAGCGGATTGACGTCGTTGTCGGCGTCCCGGATCAGCGGAATGTCGAGCACGAAGCCATGACTCGGGATCGCGATCAGGATCACCGAGGGCGCGCGCCCGTCGAACCCAGCGCCGGGCTGGCCGGTCAGCACCGCCACGCTCGGATCGTCGCGCTCCCATTCGGTGTGCAGCACCTGGTCGGCGCCCGGCGAGCACAAGGTCAGCCGCGCCACCTTGGCCACGCCGTCGAAGGTCAGCAGATGGACGTCGCCCGGCTCGAGCGCGACATGCTGCGCGGTCAGCCCGAACGTATAGGTCTCCCGCCCGAACCACCTGCGCCGGTGCATCCGCTCGGTCTTTTGCCGCGCCTCGTCGACATGCGCCGCCCATGGGGTCATGTCGATCGACAGCTCGCGCGCGCCGTCGACGCGGTCGAGCGGGCGCGCCACGCTGGCGCTGTTGGTCTGCTGGTCGGCGTCGATATCGCTGAAACTGACCGTCAGCCGGCGCGGCGTGTCGGTCCCCTGCCCGCGGTCGACCGTGTGCGTCGGCGAATCGTCCTGCTCGCCCTTGACGAAATCGGCCATGTCGATCGTCGCGCCGGCCGCGTCGCCGCGCGGCTTGAACGCCAGCACGAAGCCATGCTCGCGCGGGTCGACGTCGTACACGTCGAACAGCGGCGAGAGGATATCCTTGCCGGTGCCCTGGCTCCACGACCAGCCGTCGACCGTGTCGGTCAGCTCGCTTGTGTCGATATGCGCGGGATCGATGCCGGCCAGCCCGGCAACGAAGTCGACCACGTCGCCCAGCGTCGTGGCGCTGTTGCCCAGGCGGTCGAGATAACGCCTGGTGATGAAGTCGGAATATTGCGGCGTCGAGATTAGCGCGTTGGTGATGCGGTCATAGACCGGCCCGATGTACGAATCCTCGGTCTTCCAGTCATAGGGATCGACTGTGCGGATCGTGCTGCCGTCGGTCAGGCTGATTTCGCTGAAGCCGATCCACACGCTGTCCGAGCCGGGCTTGGCGTTGCGCAGGTTGAGCGACCCGCCGCCCCCGGCATTGTCGGAAATCGCGACGTCGCCGACGATCGTCATCGTCACCTCGTCGATCGCGATCATCCGGTAATGACCCCAAAACACGAAGAACTTGCCGTCGGCATGGACGATCTCGGTCGACACGCCGTTGTCGAAATGCCCGCAATTCAGGTGGACGAAGCCGATCGATCCCGGCCGCGCGTCGGTGTCGACGATGCGATAGAGATAGAGGTCGTCCCAGCTGCCGAAGAACCCTGCCTTGTTGCCGACCACCCACACGTCGCCATGGCTGTCGGTACAGGCGCCGCGCGGCGTCCAGCCGTCGAGGTCACCGACATCGGTCGTGTCGATCAGCAGCGGCGAGCCCAGCCCGTCCAGCGTCCATGTGTAGAAATAGGTGATGAAGGCCAGCGGGAAGGTCACGACATGCTCGCGGCCATAGCCGTCGGCATAGACGCCGAGCCCGGCCTGATAGAGCGCGACGAGCGGGGTGGTGCCGATCAGCGCCAGCCCGTCCGCCGTGAACGCCGTGATCGCGCTGCCCGAAAAGGCATCCCCGGAAATGCCGTAGATCGTGCCGTTGTTCGCGATCGACGGCGCGCTGATCGCTTCCGGGAAATGGCCGCTGATGATCGGGGTGCGCGTGGCGCAATCCCACATCGTATAGGCGTCGCCGGACGCGGACAGCATGCGGCTGCCATCGGGCGAGAAGGTCACGTTGCCGAGCCTGCCGTCCTTCGATTCGAAGGGATAATGCGGCGCCGGGTCGGTGATCGCCTCGCCCTCGATCTGCGGCACGCGGTTGCCGAATTTCTCGACCGGCAGTTCCTCGAACATCACATAGGAGACGCCGCGATAAGCCGGGCAGCTGCCGGCGCCATGCTCGGCCTCGACCGTCGCCTGCATGCGCGGATCCGGCATCTGATCCTCGGTGCCGAGATAGAAGCGGAGGTGCTCGAGCAGGTTGAAATCGTCGCTGGCCGAAAACGGCGTCATCGGCCCGGCGCCGGTCGCATCGTAGATCAGGTGCTTGTCGGCCCACAGGCGCGTGACGCCGCCGGTCTGGTGCCCAGCGACCGCCGCCGCGAAGGTGGCATAATATTTGTAATCGTTGAACTTGCCGCCCTTGGTCTTCGACTGCACCTTCACTTCGCGCAATTTCTCGGCGAAGATGATCGGCAGCGCGAGCCGGCGCTTGCCCCGGAAATAGGCCAGCGGCGTGCCGTAATCGGCGACCGTCACCGACAAATCGGTCAGGCGCGGCCCCTCGGTCGTCTTGGACGCGGTCAGCGCCATGTTGGCGGCCATCAGGCCGGCCTGGATCGCCAGGCTGACGGGATCGAGGCTCATTGGGCGGCACCCGAGACAGGGACGCGCTCGCCGCGCTGCCAGGCGGCGAAGTCGAGGAACGTGGTGCCCGGGGGCCCATGCAATTCGGCGAGGATCGCTTCCTCTTGCGCCGTCCACGCGCGATATTGCGTCGCCGACACGCGCCAGCCGGTCAGCGGCGCGTCGTCGAGCGTCACATGCTGGCGGTCCCAATCGACCCACACCTCGCGCGGCGCGAGCCAGCGCGCGCGAAAGATCATCTCGCCATAGTCGGCCGAGACATGGCGCAGGTCGACGATCGTCGCGTCGCGCGGCGCGGTCGCCATCGGCTGGAATTCGCCGCTCATGCTTCGATGCTCCGCCAGCGCCAGATCGAATCGAGCGGCCAGATGCCGAGCACGCCATCGATCGCCTGTTCGATCACCATGCGCGGGCCCTTGGCGTAGCAATGCACCACACTGCCCTCGCCGGTCGCGATCGCCAGATGCTGCGCCGCGCCCGCCACCTTGAGCAACAGCACGTCGCCCGCCCGAATATCGCTCGCCCGGTCGAACAGCTCGGCCAGGCCGGCGCGCAACCGCCGGGGATCGACCTGGCGATAATCGCCCGCCAGCGCGTGCACGCTTGCGGCCTCGGGCCGCCCGATCTCGCGCGCGACACCGGCGACCAGCCCCTTGCAATCGCACCCGCGCAGCTTGACCGACTGGCCCCACACGAAGGGCGTACCCAGCCAGGCGCGCGCCTCGGCGACCAGAGCCGCCGCTTCCTCATGCGCCAGCATCTTCGGGCACCTGATATTTGAGGACCTCATCCGACCCCGGCACTTCGGAGAAGCCGCGGAAATTGAGGATATTGTCATAGGACATGCAGGTCGGCACGGCCGGGTCGGTCGATGATCGCAGCTTGGAGCAACCGCGCCGCAGCTCGAGCGCTACGCCGATCGCGGGCGCCGCCGCCAGCGGCTCGAACAGCACGATGTCGCCGGCCGACGACCATGCGAATATCTCGATCGGCGAATCGCCCGCCAGATCGCCGGTCAGGAACGTCGCCGTGCCGATATCGAAATAGCCATCGGCATAGCTGCCGGTGAACGACACGGTGAAGCGCAGCGCATCCGTGACTGCGGTGACCGTCGCGGCAACCGGGTCGACCACCTTGGTGCACCTCGCATCGCCGAAATCGGCGTTGCAATAGGGGGTGATCAGGTCGCCGATCGACTGGTTGAAGCGATCGGCCTCGCCGCGCACCTGCAGCACGAACTGGTCGCCATCCTCGGGCGCCTCGCGCACGCGGCCGTGCAGCATCGGCGCGATCCCGTCGACATCGGGCGAGGCGCGGAAGAACCACGCCTCCGCATCGTCCCACGCACCGCCGAGCAGCGCGTCGCGCGTCACGACGGGGCCGATCGGCCCGCGAAACTCCGCCGAGCTCGCGTCGAGCCCGACCGCCAGCGTCAGGGCCGCCACGGTCATCCCATAGGCATAGGTCTCGTCGCCCTCTCCCAGGTCGGCCGTGACCGGCACGTCGAGCGTCGTGAACCCGAACCTTTGCCCGTCGCGGCGCTGGACCATCAGGCAATCGGCGACCAGCGCCTCGGTCCCCGCCAGATAGGCGCCGAGCGATCCGGTGATGACGCGGGTCATATTCCCCCCTCCCGCTTGCGGGAGGGGTTGGGGGAGGGCATGTCGGTAAGCGAGGACTGGCCAAGCCGCAAAACCGCGACACGCCCTCCCCTAGCCCCTCCCATGAATGGGAGGGGACCATGGATCAGCGCCCCCATCACCCCCGCACTCCCACCAGCGGGATGCTGCCCGCGCTTTGCGAATTGATCGTGTCGAAGGTGACCGACAGCCAGTCGTCGTCGAACCGCACCGGCACGTCGAACTGATAGCCAGCGGTGATCACGACGCCGTCGGCCGGCGCGCTGGTGAAGGTCACCACGCCGGTGCCGCGGTTGACGCTGACGCCGCTCGCCACATGGACGCCATCCTTGGCGACGGTCAGCGTCCCCGCCACCGGCCACAGGATCGGGCGGTCGTAATGATTGGCGCCATCCGAATAGCGCTTGATCAGGTCGAACGTCGTCGTCGCGCCGTCGCCGGTGCCGAGCGGCTGGTCGAGCATCGTCGGTGCCGCCCGCCCATCGGCCGCGCTCGTATAGTCGAGCCAGTCCTTGAGCAGGAACGATTCGAGCCGACCCTTGCGAACATAATGAAATGCCCGGATTTCCGCGAGATCGGCCGGGGTCTTCACGTTATGCGCGATCTCGTATTTGGGCAGCGGATGCACCCATTTGGCGATGCGGTGCTCGGCACCAGAATCGACCTGGGTGATCGTGGTCGAGAACATCGGGCCGCCGGCCGAGCCCTTCGACCATTTGTCGGGCAATCTTACGTCGACGGTCATGATTTAGCGCCCCCTCGGGGCGGCGAGCCCCTTGCGTGCGGCGCGCGCGGCGCCGAGCTGCGCCGACCGCCCGACCACCGCGCCGATCCGGCGCGGGTTGCCGGGTTGCGGCGAATTGAATTGGTTGATGACCGTAAGTCCGCCGCCGCCGCCACCGGCGAAGGCGGGCTGCGCGACCTGGCGCGACTGCTGGTTGTTGAGCACCGAGATCCGCCCGCCGCCGCCGTTGAACAGCAATTCGCGGCCATTCTCACCGACCCAGGACAGGCCGCGCGGGAGGTCGTCGGTGCCCGCGGCAAATCCGCCGGTGACGAACGGATTCTCCATGATCACGCCGCCATATTCGCCGACGCCGCCACCGCCGAACGCGCTGCCCAGCCCGCCGAGCAGTGACGATAGCCCACCGCCGAGCGACGACGCGCCCGACGCGCCCGCTGCGGCCGATGCCGCCGCCAGCGCCGTGGTGAACGCGGCAAGCGCCGTGGTCGACACGCCGAGCGCGGTCGTGTTGGTGGTCAGCGCCGCGCTATTGACCCCGGTCAGCGCGTTATCGTTCGCCGCCTTTCCGCCGCCGAACAGCGAGCCGAACAGGCTGCCGAACCCGCCATCGCCATTCTTGCCCGAATGCTTTTGCAGCGCCTCGGCAATCGGCCGGAAAATCACCTGGTCGAGGAAGATTTCGAGCAGGCCCTTGAGCATCGGGTCCTTGACCCCGAGCGCATTGGTGATCGCGTCGTTGATGCCGTCGCGCACCTGGGTCAGTTCATTCGTGACCAGGGTCTCGACGCGGTCGTTGATCGTCTTGGGGTCGGTGTCCTGCAGATATTTGCCGAGCGCGCCCTGATTCTGGCGGTTGATCGCCTCGACCTTGAGCGGGTGCAGCCGGTCGAGCTGTTGCAGCGCCGCGCGCGCCTCATCGGCCTGTTTCTTGGTCGCCTGGCCGATCGCGTAGAGGTCGAGCGTCTCCTGAGCCTTGATGCGGGCCTGCTTTTCCTCCTCGTCCAGCATCGCCATCGCAAGGTCGCGACGCCCCGCGATCGTGGTGGCCAGGCCGAGCTGGGCATTGAGCAGGTCCGACTGGTTCTGACTTTCCATCAGCGCCATGTCGACCGCATCGGCCAGATGCCGGGCCAGGACCTCGGTATCGATCGTCTGGA